CTCTACACTTGAGAGCACTAATTCTATTATTAATTTCAATCTTGGATTATCAAAAGTTCTAGCATCATTCGTAAATTTTGTACCATCTAATTTTATTAACAATTTAGCACAAGACGGTTTTGTAACGTATATGCCGACTAAAGCACCAAATGGCGCTGGCACTGGTTTAGGTGGTGTTGCTAATCTTGAAACTATTTCATTCTTAAGGAATGGCGAACGTTTCCCCGCTGCTTTTGAAGTTGAAAGTGTATATGATGCTACTACTAATGATACTAGTGTTGTTGATCCTCAAGTTATCAAAGGTTTCCTTGGTTCAATTATTCCCGAACAGCACCATACTCGCACGACTGCATCTCCACTAACTACGAATCGTAATTTCACTGGAAATCAAAACGCTGTTACTGGATATCGTCATATGCCCGACACTGGAGCAGTTTACGGTGTTGGTGTATTATATGATATGCTAGATAGTGAAGGTGTAGATTTTTCCAATGCTCAGTTTAGTATCCAAATGCGGAATGGTCTTGATGATGGAAATCCAATTTCTGCTTATCTATTTATTAAATCTAAAGTAGTTGTTGCATGGGATGGTAGCATGGGCGTCCAAGTTGTATCTTAGATAAATATATATATATATAAACTATTTGGTGTGATAATCCACTCATATACAAATATAAAAATATATATCTTTTTTTCTATGTAATTTAATTTTATAATTTAATTTTTTATTTTTTTAATATATCATATATATATATAAAAATGGAAGACAAACCCGATGTTTCTGCTGACCGCATTCCCGATCTCATCAAAATTGGTGCTATCCCTACGTCGTATGGACAAATGCTACATACTGATGTTATAGACCCAGTAACGTTTTCGCAACGCCGAGCAAGATTTACTTTAGATCGTGTTGCTGGTTTTTTACATTCTAATTCTAAAATTACACTTGGTGTAACACCACTTACATCAACCACTGCTTTTCATCCATTAGCAATTGGTGTATCAAATCTAATTAAATCCGCCACTCTTTCTATCGGTAATGAAGTTGTATGTTCGGTAGATGACTATAGTGATTTTCATGCATATCAGTCACTATTCATTTCTAATGAAGATAATAAAGAACGCGAACAATATTTATCGCAGAGATGCATTGCTCATAAACCCGTTTATGATGACCGCACAGCAAACACTACTGACAAACCCCCTAACTCTGCTAAAACAATCGGTTTAGATGTTGGACGTAATCCCGTTGTTCCCGCTGCTGGTGGTGCTGGTGCTTTTGAATTACTGCCTTGGATGAAACATAATGGTGGGTCGGCACAAGGTATTGCTAATGCTCCCGTATATTCGGTGTATCTAAGTGACCTTTTCCCGTTCCTTAAGTTCAATCAGTTACCTTGCCAACTTCTTAATCAATCGGTACACATTGATTTAGTTTTCCAAGATGAACTTTCATCTCTTTCGGGAGCACCTCTATCTCGTCGTATGTGTGTTGCATCTGCTGATAATGGTAATAATGCTGTATCGTATCAAATCAATAGAGAAGAATGTAAATTAATTTATGATAGTATTACATATGATGGTGAAGTTATGGAAAAATACGCCCAGCAAAACCCTAAACTAAGTTTCCAATATGTTGATTATCGTCTTGCTAAAAGGACTGGCGATCAAACGGCATTTGCTAATCTTACATTCCCTATCGGTGGTAATGGTCGTCTCGTATCAAAAGTTATGTATAGTTTAGCATCAAATGCTAATTTCACTCCATTATCTCTATTGAATGGTGCTACTGCTTTTGGTGAATATAATCTATCCACTAATCTTTTATATAATGATAGATTTGAGTTTAATGTTAATAGAACCAATAGTGCATTACTATTCCATACGACTCAACACGCTGAGGGCAAAGTTCCTATGATTACACATGATGAATATGTTCAGCGTGCTACTACATCTAGTATTACTGCTGAAACATTTGAAGGACGTATTCAAAGTTCAAGTGCTGTCGGTCTTGGTGAATTATTTAGATGGACTGCCATCCGTCCTAATAAGGGCGAGCGTATAAATAACAAGGGTATGGATCTTACTTATAATACTACTGCTCTTGGAGCGGGTGATTATACTCTCCGTGTTTATCTTGAACTACTTAAATTTGCCACTATTGAAAACGGTGAATTTTCTTGTGCATTTGCATAAATCAAAAAGAGGACTTGATATAATTTATTTTTTTAATTCGTTTTATAATTTAAATAATAATCTATTATTATATTATAAATATGACAATTGATAGTAAAAATCCAACTGATGAAATATCAAAAGCACGTCCATCATTAAAAACAAATACAATAAAACAATATACAACTAATCTTAATAAATTAAAAAAGATGTTTGATACTGACAATTATGATTTCTTAAAAAAACCCGAAGATGTCATGGATAAATTAAGTGATCTACATTATTTAAGTCAACGTAATATATTGAATGCAGTAATTGTATTATTGATGGCATTAAATGATGATAAAAAGTATGATGAATTATTAGAAGAATATGGAAAATTGCGAGATGAGTTGAATAATAAATATAATGATGAACAAAAAAGTGGAGTTATAAGTGATAAACAATCTAAGAATTTTGCAACAACTGAAGAAGTGTTTAATATGATAAACGAGATGGCGGATGAGTTGAAACCTTTAAAAAAGAAATCAAATGATAATATTACAAAAAAAGAAAAACAATTATTACAAGCATATGTATTATTTAATATTTATGCACGAATGCCTTTTAGAAATGATGTTGCTGGTATGATGTCAATTAATCAAGCAGCATATAAGAAATTAAGTGATGAAGAAAAAAAAGAAAATAACTATTTAGTTGTTCCATCTAAGGGTAATTTATATTTTGTATTAAATAAATATAAAACAAGTAAGAAATATGAAGAGTTAGATTTAAAAATTGAAGATAAAGATTTAAGAAAGATATTAAGATATTATTTGAAGGTCAATGGTATGGGTGTTTTATTTAAGACATCAACTGATAAACCATTAACTAGAATTGAATTAAGTAAAGTATTATTAAAGTATTCAAAAAAGTATATGAATAAATCAATAAGTACAACCCTTTTACGCAAGATCTATTTATCAAGTAAATATGGTGATATGAAAGAAGAGTTAGAGAAAGATAATAAAGTAATGGGGCATAGTAAGCAAGTTGCATTAGATACTTATGTTAAGAAATCTAAAGAATAATTAAGGTTTATAAGGTATACTTATTTTTTCTCTATCCATAGATGGTAATGGTTTTAAATCTATAGTTACCATATTTGTTAATGAAGGTTTTAAGTCGCTATCACTATATAATTCTATTTTACCCTTAGGGTCTATTGATAAATAAGATCCCTTATCTTCGGCTTTATTTCGTTTCACATTTATAGTTTTGACAGTTGCTTTAGCATAAGTAGGGAGAAACTTAAAAAATGTCCCACTATTTATAAACTTTGCTAATGCATTCATTGGTGCTTTATTATCTAATATTTTATAAGTAGCTTTTTTATTTTTTTTCATATTTATACTCAACTCTCTATAAAGAGGACTAAATGTAATTGTTAAAGGTACTTCTTCAATAGATTTAAAATATTTTTTAATTGCTGTTTTTTCATCATCTGTGAACTTAAGAAATTTTATATTTACATCTCTATCAAAATTAGATTTTTTCTTTGGTTCTTCTTTTTTCTTTGGTTCTTCTTTCTTCTTTGGTTTTTCTATTTTATCAAACTTATTAAAAGAATATTTAGTTCCATCTGCACCTATAAAAGTTATTAAAGCATTTTGTTTTAGACGCTGTGGTCCATTATCCTTCAATTCTAATGATGTTATTTTTTCACTATTTAATACTTTAGCAATTAAACTAAAATCTTTTGGTTTAAGTTTTTTATCTTTTCTTCTTAAATATTCAGTAATTTTAAATGCTACCCCGACATTTTTAGTTTCATCTTCTTTTTTCTTTGGTTCTTCTTTCTTCTTTGGTTCAATCACTTTAATTTTTGAAGGATCTACCCTTGGTCTTCCTACTTTACTTTTTGGTCTTACTTCATCTTCTTTCTTTTGTTCAACCTTCTTAACATTTCTTTTGGATATAACTTTTTGAAGTGCAGCTCCTTGTTTAACACCTTCTGCTTTTATTTTATCTTCTTTATCTTTCTTCTTCATATCTCTTTCTTTCTTTGATGCTGCTTTCTCTTCTTTAGTTTTTGGTTTCGGTAATACTTGTGTTGCTTTGTTCATATCAACAACTGGTAGTTTTTTAACTTTACCTTTACTAACGGGTCTTAATGTTTGTTTTTCATGATCTACCATATATCCCGCCTTTTTTACAATTGCCATAATATCTTCTCTTTTAGATCCTTTTGGGATTTTAATAGATACCAATACATTATGTGCTCTTATTAGTTTTCTAATTTCCGTAGTTGTTAGTTCGCCTTTCATTTTTCCACTTTTGTAAGGCATCGTTTTTAAGTATATAATATATAAAAATTTAAAATATAAAAAAGTATAAAATGCGTATAATATTCAAAAATAAAATATATTGTATAATATAAATGATAGTGGATAAATCTCATAGTAAAAAAGATATATTATATTTGTTTAAAAAGCATGGAGTTAATATAAATGAAACATTAACAAAAGGCAAGATAGTTCAAGATATTGAAAAGTATATAAATGATTTTCAATATGATGATAAAATAAATAATTGTACTGAATTAAAAGATTACTTAAAAAATGTATCAAAGAAACAAAGACCAACATCACATCAAAAAACAACAATTATGTTTAATGCAAAAAAGATAATAAAGTGGGCGAAGAATAATTATATATTTGATATGGTAGTATATCGTAGTAAAGATGATCCTTATCGTGATATTATGAGTATATATATGTGGGGCGATTTGCCAAGTGTTAGACGTGCATGTAGATTTTATAATTTAAGTCCATATTGTACAAATAATGTTAATCCCGTTATTAGTGAAGAAGTTGAAGAAGAGATGAATCAAAAAAAAATTATTAAACAACAAAGTTTATATTGTTTAACTATAAGACGTGCAACAAAAGAAAATCCAATATTAGTAACATTTGATTAGATTATAATTAGTCTTAAATATAAGTAATACTTATATTTAAGACTAATTATAATTTGAAAAAAGATAATTTGAAATTCCATAAAACTAATTATCATACTACTAAAAACAAAGATGTCCCTTATCAACGGAATGGAAGATGTTATCACATACATTAAAAATCAACAAAAAGAAATTGAAGAACTCAAAGAAGAAAATGAAGAACAAAAAGAAATTATTACTGAACATGAAGTACATATTGAAGAACTTGAAGAAGATATTGAAGAACATAAAGAAGAAAACAAACAACTAAAAACAAACATATTATCAAAGCAAAATAAACTCAAAGATGAAATTACAAAATTCAAAAAGGAACTCAAAGAAGAAGATATTGAAGAACATAAAGATGATAAAGAACTTATTAAACTCAAAAATGATAATGAGATTGTTAAAATGATGTTTATTGATGAGTTTGTAAGAGATGAAATAGAAAAAACTATTGATGAAGGTATTGATCAATACACATTCAACATTGGAACTGGATATTACAAAGAACATAAACTAAAATATGTAAAAGATATTATTATGCCTCATCTTACTACTTATCATAATGGTGATAGTCAATGTTCATCATATCAAAACGGCAAATTTTATTACAAAATGGATTGCATGATGCCATATAATATTGAGACGGATAATGATGGAACATATACATTTAATAGAATTGATGATGATGATGAATAATTAATAATTTATGGATGACTTGATAATAATTTATATTTATAATTATTATACTCACCACTATTTAATACACAATAATTACCATATTTTTTTGTTTTATGAATATTTAGATATTTATATCTTTCTTTACTATAAACTTTATCCTTATAATATACATACCATTTATCTTTATCAATTATACCTTTTTGATTGTAACTATTATCTAGATCATTACATTCATGATATATTGGTTTATCATCTTTAATTAAGTTTGCACGTGATTTTCTATTTTCTTTATATTTTTTAGATTTATTTCTAAAAATGATATCTTCACTATAAGTTATACAATCTTCTACATTTAATAATTTCTTAGTATATGCATAATAATATAATTGATATTTTTTTGTTTCTTTAGTTGATGAATATGGATTATCATAATATCTAAGTGTTTCACTCATGTTTTATATTTATGTTTATTTTTTTTTTAAATTTCAAACATACGTTTAATATTAATAAATAAATTATATAAGTATAATATAAGCATGTTTGATTTTCTACTATGTATTTACTATAGATGTATTCGTAATCGTCAAGTAGAAGAGTTAGTTGATGAAATATTGGAATTAAAATATAAGAATAAAATATTAAAGTGTAAGATTAAAGAAATTGATGCATTCGTTAATTTAATTAATATGACAAAGATTACAAAATATATTGATTAGTTTAAATCTTAAAAATAAAATATTTCTATAATATAAATGAGTTTATTATTGCATGGTGATTGTTTGGAACATATGAAAACATTGACTGATGATAGTATAGATTTAATCTTCTGCGATTTACCTTACGGACAAACAAGTTGTAAGTGGGATTGTTTAATTGATTTAGATGAGTTTTGGAAACAAATTATGAGAATTAAAAAAACGAACACACCAATATTTTTTACATGCACAACAAAGTTTGGAGTAAGTTTAATTAATTCAGCACCAAAGAAAATACCATTTAGATATGATATTATATGGGTTAAGTCAGCACCAACTGGTTTTCTATCCGCCAAGAAGATGCCAATGCGTAAGCACGAAATGATATATGTATTTTATGAGAAATTACCTTTTTATGATTTAAGTAGTCATACTCATAAGTTTATTAAAGATAAAGAAAAATCAAGTATTATAAAACAAAATCAATATAACCATAATGAAGAACAAATATATAATGCTGAATATTTAGAAAAGAAAGTTGATTTTAAAGGTAGAAATGGTGGTAGTATGTTTGAACCACCACTACCAACAACTATTGTTAAAGAAGAAGTTTATAATAATGGGAATAGAAATGGTGGATTTGGTGGAGAACAAAAAGGACTGGGGGCGATTTATCAAGATCCAGCATTAATATCTTCACAAGATGTTCATAAAAAAAATGGTTTGAAATCTATTGGTTATGAACCACCACTACCAACAACTATGTTAGAAATTAAAAGCACAAAAGGAAAACATAGCACTGAAAAACCCGTTGCACTTATGGAGTGGGTATTAAAATATTATAGTAAAGAAGGTGATGTTGTTTTAGATCCAACAATGGGTAGTGGTTCTACTGGTCTTGCTTGTAAGAATATGAAACGTAATTTTATTGGTATAGAGATGGATGATGATATATTTGAAGTTGCATATAAAAGATTAAATGAAGATGAATGCGTTTAAATATCAAAAATTAAATCTATGTTTATACTAAAGATGAATAATAAACAAAAGAGTGATTTGAGGTTTGGTTTTAAAAGTGAGGAAGAAATACATAATATATTAGAAGATGAGTTTGGTACATTATTAAGAAGTAGCAAGAATCCCGAGATGGGTAAATATTATGAGTTTGATAAATATAATGAAGATTATTTTATTGAAGTTAAAACTAGAAGAATTAAACATGATCAATATCCATCATTATTTTTTGGACAAAATAAATTAATGAAAGGAAATGAAATACTTAAGAAGTGTCCAAATTTAAGAATTTTTTATTTATGGAAATGCAATGATGGTATTTTTGGATGGGAACATAAGAGCAGTGAATTTACTATTGAACGTCGTGGAAGATGTGATCGTGGCAAAGACGAATTTGATGAATGTGTAGATGTTTTACAAAAAAATATTAAACCATTAAAAAATCTATTAGATAATATAAATGGTGGTGACAAATAAGATGAAGTTCAATAAGAAATATAAACAATCTTTGAATACTGCAAATGGTAAAGATGATATATCAAGATTAACTGGAATACCGATGAAGATATTAGATGATGTATATGATAGAGGAGTTGGTGCTTTTAAAAATAATAGAGCAGCAGTAAGACCATCAGTAAAGTCTGCAGAGCAATGGGCAATGGCACGAGTTTATGCATTTGTTATGAAGGGTAAAGCATATAGAACTGCTGATAAAGATTTAGCGGATAAAGTAAGAAAGAAAAAGATTAAAGGTTATATTAGATAAGTTTTTTTTTAGGCATAATTAAGTAACCATTATTTTCATCATTATCAATTATCTTAAGTTTTATTAAAGCAAATAATGTAGATAAGAAATATTCATGGTCACTTCTACGGATAGATAGTTTATTATATTTCCTTCTATATATTATATTACAAAATTCAGTAAATGCTTTTATCATAACTTTAATATTAAAGTTCTCTTTCATACATTTCAATATTAAGTGCTGACCTTGATATTTATATCTATCAAATGTTTTTTTATTTGTTAATGCAAATGAACTAATCAGTAATCCTTTATAATATAAGTTAAGTGATCCATTAATTCCATTATATATCATTATTATCTATATATTAAGTATAGATATTATCTTTAAATGTCAATTAATCTATTATTATACTCTTTAAGTGGTAAAATACTACTATTTAAGGTATATATTTTAAAATATATACTTCTTTAAGTCATTTAAAGCAGTATTAATGGTATAATATTAGATATATAATGCATATATATGCTCTAATACGTCTTTTTATCATTATTATTATCTATGTTATAATATAATGGATAGACAAAAGACATTTAAAAACAAAATCAATAATATAAGTATGAATAAAAATATCATTCATAATAATATGAACGATGATTTTAATTATTGGGAAGAAACGCAATATTATCCGATATGTACAAAATGTGGTTGTAAGATAACATCAACCGATTGGTGTAGTAGAGAGTGTTGGATAAATCAACGATACAAAAGAGATAATAATAATAATAATAATAATGATGACTTCATGAATTATGATAATTATAAAAATACGGATGACTTCATGTATAAAACTGAATATGATATTCTACAAATTGAACCACCAATTGATGAACATAAATTAAAAAAACAATATCATAAGTTATCTTTAAAACATCATCCCGATAAAGGTGGTGATTCAAATACATTTATTAAAATTAAAGATGCATATAATAATTTATTATTAGTATGTTGATTTCTTAGTTTTCTTAGTTTTCTTAGTTTTCTTTTTTTTCATATCACTATCTTTCATTATACTACCATCGGGCATTCTATGAAATCCTTTTGGTACTTTATCGCTTTTCTTTTTTGATTTTGAATTATAACCATCAAATATTTTATCGGGTTTAATTTTTTTATCATCATTTATTACACCTTTAATATCTATTTGTATTTTATCATACTCGGTAGTAGGTTTCACATTTATAGTTTTCTTTTTCTTTGGCATTTATAATTATATTATATTTTTTTTATTAAAAATTTTTTATATTATTATATTATAAATATGAGTTTAGTAATAACATCTAATACCTCGCAAGAGAATTCCCCCGAATTTTCTAATGCATTCAAACCCTTCTCTTATCAAAATAGATTATTAAATACTATGAGAATTCCTCCTAATAGTGAAATCGCATTACAAAGTGCAAAGATTAATAAAAATGGATTATTTGTTTTAGATAGAAGCAATGCTGACTTTTGTCATTATTTTGGAACTCCCATTGGTGATCATCTAGCACTCGTTGGAACTGAAATTCCCGATCTTGATAGTAGTACCACACAACCGTTTAGAGGACAAATTGGAGCGGGCGAGGCATTTGCTGCTGGTGGAAAAAATGAAAGAAATGTTGATGATATGGCAGATGATCTACAAAAAGGTTTTAATAAATGTGCTTTTCATCCATCTTTAATTAATGGCGATGATGATAGTTTTATTGATGTTTCAGCATCGTATGACGCAACTACAAATTCATTCAAAGGTTTTGAAATTGTATCTACTCAATCTACTGCCGTTACTCAAGTACTCGCAAAAGATATAGTTTGGACTGATATATCTAAAAATAATGCAAGCACGGGATTTACACAAAACTTAGGTGTAGTTACATCTACCGATAAAGGTGGTTACTTTGTGCAAAATCGTCAGTATCCAGTTAGTCAAAATGATGGTAATGCTGTATTTGATATTAACAATGCTGGTGCTGGAGGATGGATGGTTGGTTTATCTAGAATTAATAAACCTCTTGATATTGGTGCTGGCGATTATGCTTACTATCCAAATTACTTTGATTTCAGTAGAACTACTGGTGCAGCAGCATCGGGTCGTTTTAGGGCGGGTCAATTTAGATATGCTGATATTTGTGTAGCAAATGTTGGTGGAAGTTTAAAAATATTCCAATCGGGTGCTAGAGGTGCTAGTGGTGGTGCTGGTGCTCCCGAAGTTAATGGTATATTCATGAATGAAGTACTTTATTTTGGTAGTTTTAACACTAATTTTAAAAGTGCTTATGCCGTTGCTAATGAATGGAGTAAGGTTGATTTTCAATTAAGTAATGAAAAATTAAAAATTACATTAACTAAAAAGAGTGATGGATCTACAGTATTGCTGGCGGATTACACCACATTACAAGCAGCGGGTGGAGCAAAAAATAATGTTATTAATCCAATTAATGCTGCTAAATGGGCGATGTATCCAGTAGCGGGTGCGGATGGA